AAAATTTAGAAACGCTTTATTAAACAAATAAAAATAAAATAAAATGGGATTTGATGTATCTGCATTAGCAAACTATACAAAAGAAAACGAAGCTCTACTTGTAACTTCATCTGTATTGGGTGCAAAAACTGCTTCTCTTATTAAGAGCGCAGGTAACGTTATGGTTGGCGTAAAGTCAAGCGAAAAAATCAACATTATGGAAACAGACGCTATCTTCCAAGATGGTGCTTCTTGTGGCTTTAATGCTTCTGGTTCTACTACCTTTACTCAACGTACTGTAACTCCTGGTAAAATTAAAGTAAACGAAGCTTTATGTCCTAAAGACCTTGAAGCTAAGTATTTACAAAAAGCTTTACCTACTGGTTCTATGTACGATAGCGTACCTTTCGAGCAAGAATATTCTGAGAAAAAAGCTAAGACAATCGCTGCTCAATTAGAAACTGCTTTATGGCAAGGCGACACTTCAAGTGTGAACGTAAACTTAAACAAGTTCGATGGTCTTGTTAAGTTAATCGGTGCTGCTTCAGGTGTTGTTGCTGCAAACGCTTCTACTTTTATCTCTGGCGCTCCTTTATCAAGCATTACTGATGCTAACGTAATCTCTATCTTTGATGGTGTTTACAAAGCAATCCCTGCTAAAGTTGTAGCTGCTGACGATATGACTATCTTCTGTGGTCAAGATTTATTCCGTACTTACACTATTGCTCTTAAGAATAGCGGTTCTTTCAATTACCAAATTGATGTTAAAGCTGATAGCGAGTTCGTACTTCCTGGTACTACAATCAAAGTTGTAGCAGTTGCAGGTCTTAACGGAACTAACAAAGTTTACGCTATGCGTTTAAGCAACTTGTTCTTAGGTACTGACTTATTGAATGAAGAAGAAAAGTTTGAAATTTTCTATGCTAAAGAAGCTGACCAAGTACGTTTCGTATCTGAGTTTAAGATGGGTGTAAACATTGCATTCCCTGACGAAGCAGTGAAGTTTATCCTTGCATAATTTATAGGGTAGGTTGAAATATACCTACCCATTTTTTCAAACTAATTTAATTCAATAACAATGGCTTGTGCTTTAACTCAAAATTATACTCTTGACTGCAAAGACAGTTTAGGCGGTATAACCGAAGTTTATTTTATGGCAGCAGCAGATGTTACTTCTACAACAGAAGCAAGTGGTGTAATTACCGCTTTAGTAAAAGCATCTGGTAAGAAGTTCTACAAGTACGAACTCGTAAAAGGTACTTCTCAATTAGTTGAGAATGTAAACGCAAACGTACAAAATGGAACTATCTTCTACGCTCCTGAATTGACTATCGTATTAAACAAATTACAGGCGAACACAAGAAACGAAATCTTGTTGTTAGCTCAAAACACTTTAGTAGCAGTTGCCAAAGATAACAATGGCAAATATTGGTACTTAGGAAAAACAAGAGGCTTAGACCTTACAGGCGGTAGTGCAGGTACAGGTACGGCTGACGGAGATAGAAGTGGTTACACTCTTACCTTTACAGGTGCAGAACCACAACTTGCTCCAGAGGTAAACTCAACTGTGGCAGGTCAATTAACCACCGCAGGTTCTTAGGTTGTTTTGGTTTTGTATATAGATGCCCTCGTCTTTAATTAGGCGGGGGTTTTTTATTTTGCAAACAATCGTGATAGTTTATATTTATAGTTGTGATAAGATTAACTAAAGGGCAAACCCAAAATATAATACTTACCTTGACTGAGAAGCAAACGCTTACAAGTCCTAACTATCTATTTATTTTCGAGAATAGAAGTACAAATACTGAGATTAAATTTGTAAGGCTTAACAATACAGATATAAGCGCATACAAAGAAAGGTACAACGAGTTCACTATTGTAGTTAATAGCTTCTTTAATACGGCTTTAAACGGGCAATATAGCTACTCAATCTACGAGCAAACAAGTACTACCAACACAAACCCGACAGGCTTAAACTTGCTCGAAAGTGGCATTATGGAGCTTTCAGGTACAACTATATCATTCACAGAATACGAAACAACAAGCACATTCACAATTAGACAATAATGGAAATACAAGTATTGACATTTGCCGAGGCAAAGCAACCGGAATATAAAGAAAAAAAAGGCGAAGGGTATATGCAGTATGGTCAAAATAATGACTATCCGCAATACCTATTAGACCTATTTAACAAATCTGCAAAGCATAACGCTATCATTCGTGGCAAGGTTAATTACATTGTCGGCAATGGTTGGGCAGGGGAGCAAGATATTGTTAAGAAAGTCAATAGAGAGGAAACCCTTAACGACCTAACTAAAAAGGTTGCTTTAGATTTAGAACTATTTGGCGGTGCTTATATCCAAGTTATTTGGAGTGTTATGGGCGGTCAAGTTGCTGAGTTGTGGCATTGTGATTATACAAAGATTAGAACTAACAAAGACAACACGCAGTTTTGGTACAAAGAAGATTGGAAAGCTACACGCAACCAAGAACAAGCTGAGATATATAATGCGTTTAACCCTGCTAACCCACAAGGTGTGCAGATACTTTATGTAAAGGAGTATCGCCCAGGAATGAACGTTTATAGCCTTCCTGGTTATTTCGGCGCTTTAAATTACATCGAAAGTGATGTAGAAGTAAGTAAGCACGTTTTAGGGAATGCTCAAACAGGGTTTTCTGCAAGTAAACTTATTACCTTACCAAACGGAGAACCAAGTCCTGAAGAAAAACGCCTTGTTAGTAAGCAGTTCGATAATATGTATACGGGTGCAGACGGCAAGAAGTATTTACTTGCGTTTGTAAACGATTTAACTCGTAAGCCTATTGTCGATGATTTGGGTGCGAGTGATTTAACTAAAGAAGATTTTGGGAGAGTAGACGAACTTATACAAACCAACATATTTTCTGGACATCAAATTACCTCTGCAGAACTTTTTGGTATTTCAGTACCAGGTCAATTAGGAAATAGACAACAACTTAGAGATAGCTACGAAATCTTTAATAACACTTATGTACGCTATAAGCAAATGCAGATTGAGGGTGTATTTAATATGCTTGGACAATATGCAGGTGTAACCGAGGAGTTAAAGCTTCAACCGGTAGACCCTATTGGAATTGACTTTAGCGAAAACGTTATTTTACAAGTAGCACCAAAAGAGTGGATATTAGAGAAGCTTGGTATTGACCCTACACAATACGGAATAGTTGCAGAAACTGAGCAACCAATGGCAGCAAGTCCTTTAAGTGTGAATGAGCATATTAAAGGGTTAAAAGGTCGTGAGTGGCAGAATATGCAGCGCATTATTAGGGACTTTAATAAGGGTAAGATTACAAGAGAACAAGCAAGTTCAATGCTTAAGGGCGGATATGCTTTAAGTGATGACGAAGTAGCTACTTGGTTAGGTGCTGAGGAATTAGAATTTAACGAAGCTGACTTTCAGGTTTTCTTTGAGTTCGGAGAAGATAGAAGTGCTTACGAAGTATTTAAAAGCAAGTCAAGATTTAGCGATGATAAGGACTTTGAAATGTTTGCAGATGTAACACAATTACAATCTAACATCTTGGACTTAATTGTTAAGGATAAGCGTATTACTCCAGAAGTAATAGCTGACACGCTTAAAGAAGATATTGGTGTGGTTAAGCGTGTTATTGATACCTTAACTGAGAAGGGGTTTATTAAGTCAAACGAAATAAAGCAGGGCAAAGGCATTGATAGTAATGTAATTATTGAAAGGCAACTTACTGCTCCTATTGGGGAAATTGTTGAAGCTATAAAGCCTCAAACTTCGCAAATATTAATTCGTTATTCTTACGAGTGGAAAGCAGGTTTTAACGATGGCGATTTAGATACAAGCAGACCTTTTTGCAAGTACTTAGTAACCGCTAACAAGTTTTATAGCCGTAGCGAAATAGAGATGATGAGTGCAAGGCTTGGCTATTCTGTATGGGATAGACGTGGCGGTTGGTATACTAAGCCGGGTACAAATACACATTCTCCAAGTTGCAGACACGAGTGGCGTTCAAACATAGTTAAAAGAAAATAAAGATGAGCTTAAACACATTATTCATAAGCGTACAGAATATCAAAGACAGGTCTGGCTTACACGCTAACGTAGACGAGAAACTTGTATTGCCTGAGATTAAGACCGCACAAGACATTTACATCTTACCTGCGCTTGGTAGTGCTTTATACAATCGTTTACAAGCAGGTATTACGGCTAACAACTTAAACGCTAACGAGGTTATCTTATTAGACCAATACATAGCAGATACTTTAGTGCATTATGTACTTAGTGAATTGCCAATGGGTTTGTCTTATCAGTTCTATAACAAAGGCTTGTTAAGGAAGGGTGGCGAAAATACGGAGAACCCTTCAATGCAAGATATGATTGACGTGGCGAATAGATATAAAGCAAGAGCGGAGTTCTACAAGCAAAGAATGATTAAATACCTAAAAGAATATTCTACCCTCTATCCTGAGTACCTTAACCCTGGAAGTGGCATTGATGCAATACACCCTGAGAATGATGCTTACACAACGAGCATTTGGTTAGGCGATTTTGATTGCTGCGCAGGTAAAAGCTTCGAGGAGTTATATCAAGGAAATAGAGGTTGTAGTGATTGCTAATTATGAGTAAAGTAACAACAATTAAAAACCAAAATAAGCTTCGTGTTTATTTAGAAAAAATTAAGAATGAGCCTGACATTAAACCAAATCGTCAAACAAATAACGACACTCGGAAACGACCACGAACAAATTAACTTTGTTTACTTCGGAGATGTGTGGGAACGTTTGTCTAATGGCGAGGTTACTTACCCTGCTATGTTTTACACTTTAACGGGTGCGACTATAAACGCTAAAAATATTACCTATAATTTTAGCCTTTATTTTATGGACAGAATGTTAATGGAGGAAACAAACGAAACCGAAGTTCTTAGCGATATGACTTTAGTAGGTCAAGACATAGTGGCTCAGTTAAGATACCCTAAAGCGATTTGGGATATTGGCGATACTGCTCCTTTGACTTACTTTACTGAAAGCGACCCCGATTATCTTGCAGGAGTTAAGATAGATATTACAATGGAATTACCTTACTTAAACGATAGGTGTCAAGTGCCTTCAATATACCAATACTAAGATGATAGGAAAAAAGATTAACCAATTAGCGACCGAGTTAGCACCTGCTTCAACTGATTTAACAATCATTGGCAACCCGACAACAGGAGTAAGTAAGAAGATTACACTTGCTCAATTAGGTGCGATTTTTAGCGGTGCAGTTTCGTTTTATACTAACCTTGCAGCGTTCCCGACACCTGGCACAACTGATGTTATCTATTGTGCTAAAGACACGCAAAAACTTTATTTGTGGAGTGGTTCGGCTTATGTAGAAGTATTCCCTTCACAAGCTTTATTAGACACTTATCAGCTAAGAAGTGAGAAGGGCAACGCTAATGGTTATGCTTCTTTAGATAGTCAAGGTAAAGTTCCTATCAGTCAGCTACCGAGTTCTATTATGGAATACAAAGGAACTTGGAACGCATCTACTAACACGCCTACTTTAGCAAACGGAACGGGCGACACGGGAGATGTTTATATTTGTAACGTAGCAGGAACTGTAAACTTTGGCGCAGGTGCGATTACTTTTGCGGTTGGCGATTATGTGATTTATTCAGGAACTATTTGGCAGCGTTCAAGCGGTGCGGTGGGTACTGTAACAAGCGTAGCTGCATCTATTACGGGCGATAGTGTTACAATTAGTGGCTCACCTGTAACTACATCGGGAACTTTAGCTTTTGCTTTTGCAGGTACTACTTCTCAATATGTAAGAGGCGATGGAACTCTTGCAACCTTCCCGTCTATTATCAGTCAAGCACAAAACTTAGTTACTGAGATTTACAACAATACAGGAGCAACTTTAACTAAAGGAACGATTGTTTACATCTCTGGTGGTCAAGGTAACTTACCAACAGTAAGCAAGGCTCTTGCAAGTGCAGATGCAACTTCGGCTCAAACATACGGAGTAGTACAAGCTGACATAACTAATATGAATAATGGTTATGTTGTTGTTGCAGGTCGATTAACAGATTTAGATACTCAGGCTTACACAAACGGAACGCAACTTTATTTGAGTTCTACAACGGCAGGTACTTGGACAAGTACAAAACAATATGCACCTAATCACTTAGTATATATTGGAGTTGTTGTAAGGGCGCACCCGACACAAGGGGTTGTTGAGATTAAGATACAAAACGGCTACGAGTTAGACGAACTACACAACGTAGCTGCTCAGACACCTACAAACAATGACGGGTTATTTTGGGAAAGTTCAACAAGCCTTTGGAAAAATAAAAGCATAGCGACTATCTTAGGTGGTACTCCCGTAATCGGTAGCGGTACTACAAACTTTGTTTCTAAGTTTACTGCAAGTTCTACAATAGGAAGCAGTCAAATTTGGGATAACGGAACGAGTGTATTAATCGGAACTACAGGAAGTTTGCCTGGTATTAAAGTAGGTATTTACTCAAGCACACAAAGAGCATTAGAAGTAGTTTCTACAAATGCAAATGCTTTGTTTGTTCAAAGTCCTGCTGCTTATATTTTAACTATAAGTAACGGAACTTGGACATCTCAGTTTACAAATACAGGTCGTTTAGATTTAGCAGGAGATTTATTAGTTAATACTATTGCAAACGCTACTACGGACACGGATAGATTTTTAGTAAGTGATAGCGGAGTTATTAAATACAGAACTGGTGCTGAGTTATTAAGCGACATCGGTGGGCAACCTTCAGGAACTTATGTAACAAGTGTAGGCTTATCAGTACCTACGGGTTTTGCAGTTTCAGGAAGTCCTGTTACTTCAAGTGGCACTTTAGCTTTAGCTTTTGATACGGGGTATAGCTTACCTACAATAGTTAAGCAGAATAATTGGGATACGGCATATAATACAAGAATAGTAACGGCATCAAGTCCTTTGTCTTTTATTAGCAATACTATTTCTATTTCACAAGCGAGTGGTTCTGCAAATGGCTTTTTATCTTCTACAGATTGGACTACGTTTAACAACAAGCAAAACGCTTTAACCAACCCAGTAACGGGTACAGGTACTACTAACTACCTACCTAAGTTTACAGGTACAAGTACAATAGGTAATAGTGTAATACAAGAAGCAAGTTCTAATATTGGTATAGGCGTGAGTCCTTCATATAAATTAGATGTATATGATGCGTCTACTGATGCAGTTGCATTTTTTAATAGCGGAAATGCAAATGGTTCTCATATAAGATTTGGAGCATCAGGTACAGTAAAAAACTTTGTTGGAAATTCAGCAGGTTTTATTACATCAGGAAGTATAGATGATTTAGGATTAAGAGCAGTTGGTTCAATTAGATTTGCAACTAATGGAGCAGGAACTGATATGATATTAGACGCTTCAGGCAATTTAATGGTAGGTTCTGCAAATGCAGGAAATGCCGGAACAATTAATGTTAGTGTAGGTGCTGCAGGAACAACTGCCGGTGGTTTGCAATTATGGGCAGCAACTAATCAAACTCATTTTATCCAATTTGGTGACGGAACAACAGGAGCGCAAGTTTATGCAGGATATTTAGCGTATGCTCATAGTACCGACTCTTTACTATTTGGTACAAATGGTGCTGATAAAATGACTCTTACATCTTCAGGCAATTTAGGATTAGGAGTAAACCCGAGTGCGTGGGACGGAACATTAGTTAAGGCTATTCAATTAGCGGATAATGGTGCATCGTTATCAAGTTTTTCAACAGGCAACACAAGTAGCAAGTTTGCTATATTATCAAATAACGCATATTACGATAGTGGTGGGTGGAAATATTTACAAAGTGCCACATCAGCACAATATAGAATAGCAAACCAAGAACATCAATGGTACACCGCTCCTTCAGGAACGGCAGGTAACGCTATATCCTTTACCCAAGCAATGACGTTAGATGCGAGTGGGAGATTATTAGTAGGAACTACAAGTAATGTTTTTGGAGAAAGATTAACTGTAAATAATTGGATAACCGCAGGTGATTTAACAAGAGTTGCTTTAATGGGACAAGATGGTACTGATGTTGTTATGGGTGCTTACTCAAATCATAATTTGGTTTTAAGAACAAACAATACTGCACGTCTTACAATAGCATCTACAGGAGCAGCTACATTCTCAAGTAGTGTAACGGCACAAACCAATTTAGGTTTTATTAATACAAACAGCTCACAAGCAGGTTTTGTTGCAGACTATACGGGTACAGGTGCAGTTAAGGTTTCAATGAGTACTTACAATGACATCTTTCAAGTATATAATGAAACAAACGGATATTCAATATTTAACTTTAAGCCTTCTACAAAAGCGTTTGTTATCAACCCAACAGGGGGTAACGTAGGTATAGGTACTACATCGCCACAGTCAAAACTTGAAATAGTTGGCGGTTCACAAATGTTGTATTTAACTAATAGCACAGACACGACAT